CCTGGCCGGCGTCCGAAGCAGCGCGCTTCGTCATCGGCATCCAGTGCGCGAGGGTCTTGATCGTGGTCGTGACCTTTTCCAGCGCCACGCCGGATTCGGGCTTGTACCCGCCCGAAGTCAGCTCGCCACCGGTCGGCGCGTTGTACGTCGCCGGCAGACCGCTCTGTGTCGCCTCCGGAACCGGCGCAGCGTTGTTCGTCTTGCCGGTGATCCGGACGTACTCGATCGTGTCGCTCTCGGTTGAGCCGTGCGTGACGAGATCCGAGACCGTCAGCTCACGCTCACCGATCAGATCGGTGACCGGGGCATAGATGTCGTTCCGGATGAACGCACCGCCGGAAGTGTCCGACGCACCCGTGACGAGCGACTTGATGCCCATCTCGGGAGTGAAGAACGTCGGGCTCTGAATCCCCTTCACACTGTCGGGGATCACACCGTCACGACCGCCGTAGCGCTTCGTGAACTCGCCGTACTGGTCCGACTCAGTGAAGAGCTGCCCCCACGTCTTGCCCTGAGGGTTGCCGGCGAGACCGGACGGGGTGAGCAGAGCGCGCGCCGACTTCTGCGCGGACGCGTCGAGCTGCTCGGGGTCCGGCTCGGCAAGCGACTTCAGGAACTCGCGAGCGTCATCGAGATCCTTGCGCGCCTCGCCGTCATTGAGAACCTGCTGCTTCAGATCCTTGACCTCGCGAGCCCGCTTCAGAAGCTCGGCCGACTTCTCGCCATCCTGAACGCCGGTCTTGTCGATCTCGTCAGCGAACGACTGCAAGTCGCGCACTGCCTTTTCCATCCGCTCACGCAGAGCAGAAGCCATTGTTCTCACTCCGTACTTTCTTGGGGTTGACGATCAGCGGTCGCTGAGCGCCATTGCCGTTTCGCTCTGCGCGATGACGGCTCGTGCTTCTGCGAGAGCCGAAGACATATCGGCGGAAGAGGCAGACTTTGTGTCGGCGCCTTCGGCGGATACCGTCTTGGGGTCTTCTGTTTTCACAGGTTCGTAAACGACCTTCCCGACGACCTCAACCGCGTCGCCGGTCAGCTTGGCTTCGTTCCCGGTCACTTCGTAATCCTGCTGAAGCATCCGGGCAGGCGTCTTCATCGAATAGACACGGAACACTGCCCACGTGTCTGTGTAATCGATCAGGTAGGCGTACGACCGTTCACCCCCGTGCGCCTCTTCGATCGCTCTGTTCAGCGCCTCAGAGAGCACGGATGCCGTCAGGCCATGACCCTTGAACATCGGACGATCGAACCCACGGACACGAGCGATCCGATCAGGATCGGCCACATCGGACATCTCAGCGAAAGCCTTCGCCGTGATGACGTTGGCGCCACGGTTCGACGGAATCGGGGTGAACGCACCGTTCAAGATCTCAGCCTTGACGATGGTCGGCACACCGTCTTTCGTCTCGTATTCGGCACCCATGAACGCGACGCTCGTCGAGCGAACGTGACCCTCGCGCACGAGGGTTCGCACCTTCTGCGCTTCGGGAATGCTCGACCACGTACCGGCGACCTTCAGCTTGTCGCCGTCGTACCGGGGAACGCCTGAGCCGACCGTCGTCGCCACGCTCATCCCGTGATCGATGTCGAACGACATGTGATCGGGCAGCGGCTCGAAAGCCTTCGCCTCGATCGACTCGCCATCGCGATCGACTTCCGGGGTTGAGAGAATGACCTCGAACGTTCCGGGGAAGGTCTCAGCGTCCCCGACATCCTTCACAGTGCCGAAGGCATAGAGCTTCTTCTTCACGCTGCGATCTCCTTCTGAATCGTCTTCAGCCGGGCTCGCAGCTCGGCAACGCTTTCTGACCATGACTTCGAACGATGTACCTGCGCGAGCACAGCCCGAGAAAGCACAGGATCGAGACCGTCCACTAGAGCGGGTTCGTCGATGTCATCGACATCCACGACCCGGCTCAGCCTGCCCATGACTGTCCTGATTCCGACATCGAGCCGTTTCGCCGGCACTCGGATTATCCGCTTCTGCTCTTCGGGCGGATCTTCCGTGTCGTCGGCCGGCGTGTTCGGCTGATTGGTTGGCCCGGGCACACCGGCATCGATCGGACCAGGATCGTTTACACGGTCGAGCGGAAGCGTCGCCGTGTTCACGAGGATCACGTCAGTGCCTTCGATGAATGGCAGATTCTCAGCTCGCCGCTTCTCAGCAACGGTCATGTAATCCGCCTTCGCGAATGCCGTCGTACGCGCCTCGAAGTCACCCCGAAGCACACCATCGAGCAAGAACTCTGCGTACACGTCGTCAGCGAAGTCAGGCATCCTAAGCTGCGTGTCGAGATCACTCTCGAATGCCTTGATGATCGCTGCCATCGTGTCTCGATACAGCGAGCGCATCTGCTCAGTAATGTTCGAGTACGTCGCGTTGTCGAGAATCTGCACAGCCGGGGGAGGCATGTCGTACACCGCGCAGACTTCCTCGCGGTTCAGCTTCCGACTGTCGATGTACTGCGCATCTTCTGCCGAGATCGTGAGTGCCTGAGGTTCCATTCCCTCTTCGAGCACAAGGGATCGGCCCGTACTGTCAACCCCGCTATACGAATCGAACTGAAGCTTCAGCCGAGCCTGTGCCGGCTCGCTGAGATTCGCCGGGTGCTTCAGCACAAAGCCTGGCCGGGCTCCATTTCGCCAGAATGCCGAAGTCGCTGCCTTCGAGGATGCTTCGTGTTCGAGTGTGACGCGCAGCGGTTCGAGTGCACTCATTCCCCGGTTATCGTCAGCCGGGTTGTACGACTTGAAATGAACGAGATCGCTCGACTTGATGCCCTGAAGCTGAGCCTTCCCGTTCGCGAAGTTCCATTCATCGCGCAGAGGATCGTATTGCATCCCGGTCGGATGCAACGGTGCGAGAATGATCGGACGACCGCCACGATCACGACGCTTGTACCAGAACGCTTCCCCGTACACGTCATACGTGCTCGATGTCCATTCCCAGAATCGGAAGGGTGAGATCTTCGGGTTCGGCTTTTCGAGCAGCAATCGGTACGGATTCGTCTGAGGCGTTTCCGGACGATTCAGCTCATCGTGAATGTAAGTCTTCAGGGGAAGGCGCGCCAGTGATCGAGCACGCTTCGAGACGACGGTGTACACCCACGGCTGCGCGCGATACATGATCGCGTACCCATTCCAAAAGAACGGGCGTTCGTAATTGTAGAACCAATCGGAGGTAGCACCGAGGAAGGTAGGAGTCTTGACCGCACCGTTCGAGATGAGCGCCACCGAACCCCCCTCACGGCTTCTGTACGTAAGCGATGTCGGTGACGAAAACAAGCAACTCGCCATCGATCCCGATGTCGTTTCCTCGATCCATGCTCACCCCGGCCGCACCACGAAGAATCAGCTCGCGGCCGGTCTCTTCCCAGAGCACGCCCGAGAACGTCTCACCCGTCTTCATGGTCACGACGATCTGTTCCCGTACGAGCATGCTCAGCCCGGTCGGCTCGGGGGTCGGGGGTAGGGCAGTTCTCTGAGCTTCCCTGTACTGAGAGAAACGGAACACAGCGAACCGCTGTGTCTGCCTCCATGCCAGAAACCCGAGCACACCGAGCGCGAGCACGGTCGCACAGACCGCGTAAACACCGTTCACAGTTCGACCATCCCTCGCGATTCATAGACCGATGTCGTCGGCGCATTCAATCGCGCGAGCGCGACGTATTCGTATAACCCGATCGTCACGCTCTCGGCCGGCGAGATATCGACTGAATCCTTCCGTGCCCACGTGAAGCCATCGCCTAGCGGCCGCTTGCCGGCAGCGCTCACAGCCTTTGTCAGTTCGGGCTGCGCGAAGTGACAGAAGCGCGGAGCGTCCCCGGCGACCTCAGTGAGGAACAGACCGAAGGCGCGAGCTGCTTCCTGCATGCCGATCTCAATCGGCTCCACACCGGCATCGATGAACTTCGGGATGAGTCGCCCGGCCGGTCCACCCCGATCGATCACGACCCCGAGGTTCGGCCACTCGTTCATCATGGTCGTGACCCGCTCGACCGCCCACGACGCGCCGGGCTTGTGCTCGATGATCTGAGCCACGTACCGGCCGGCGTGCTGACCGATCACGGCGACCGCCGTCTCTTGCGCGTCCGGCCACGCCGAAGCAACGGCGAAGATGACCGGACCCTCTGGCCGAACCGGTTCCGTCTCGCGGTCTATCCATGAAGCCTTCGAGATCACCGACCAGTCAGGAACAGCGTCTTTCGGTACCCAGCGATTGAGGTACGCACGCAGGAACTCGATTAGACCGAAGTCTTCGAGTTCGGCAGCGATCGCTTCCTCTGTCATCGTGTACCCGAGAGCCGGCATGCAATCCCACCACGTCGCCGGATCGTACGGGTCAGCGTCATCCGGGGCAGACCACTCGAAGTACGCAAGACCGGTTCGCCGCTGCTTCTTAACAGCGAGCCGGCCGGCAGCGACCTTCTCTTCGAGATATGGACTGCCACCTTTCCATCCCGCCGTACTCACCCAAGCAAGTTGCTTGTTCGGGCGAGTAATCATCGCCGGACGAAAAGCCTGTTCGAGTCGCTTATCGGGGTGAGCGAATGACTCATCGAGATAAGCCTCATCGATCACACCGCCGTGACCGGCTTTCTCCGTGTTCGCTTCGATGCCG